TACTGGAAGAATTGACGGTTGATACCCATGTGAAGACCCTGAATACGACGCTCTGCGACGCCGACGAAGCCGTCGGTCTCTCCCTTCAGGTTCATTTGTAGGGAGTTGTTATCATACGGTTCGTTTCCCGTATGTTCGGACTATTGCACCATCCTTTCGGATGTTTCTTCGCTTAGTCTCTCACGGTCTCGATTAGGAGTTCCGCCTCGTTGGCATTTCAGCGTTCGAGTCAATCAGAAGAAATTTTACATCCCCAACCATTTTAAGGGATGAGTTCCTTATCGAACAGGATAGCCTGTGCGGTAAGAACGTTTGCTACGTTATTTCCACTTGGATTTGGTCCTGCCATAGCAGCACCTTAGTCTCTTAGTCTTTGTAGCCTATTACCTCAATGCCCGCCGCTCTGAGCTGCTGTCGGAATTGTGCCGACTGGGCCAGCTTTTGACGGTATTCTTCTCTGGACATGCTGTTTACCAGCTTGAGGGTTTCAGCTCGCGTGGTCGCTTGCGGAACTGGCTGCTGAGCACTCGGACGCACTGCAGTGAGCGTGCCGGGTGGCAGAGAACCGTTGACCCCAGGTCTCCGGGCAGCTGGTGTATTTTTCACCGCTGCAGACGGGACTGCTGGCACCGTTGCTGCCGGTCGAGAAGCCGGTTCAGCAGGTGTAACTGGTACGTGGGCCGCTGGTTGCACTGCTGCCGCTGGCTCTATTGGAGCTGCGGTTACGGTGCTCGCTGCGGTAGTCGCCGCTGGCGCATTAGGCGCTACGGTGACAGAGGGCTCAGCAGGTCCCGGTACCAATGGGGCCAGCTGCTTTCTTACAGACTGGTAAGCGCGCTCAAGATTGTCATAGCTGAGTGACAGTTTATTGGCTGTCAAATACCCACCTAGGACTTGAGTGTTGGCTTCGCAGTTGTAGTAATCTTCTGAGTGGTCAGTTAACCAGGCGTTGATGATATCCAGCTGTGCTTTCTTATGAGCCAAAACAGCTTGCTCAGCATCAGCATCGGCCTTGGTGACCTTGCGAACCGCGTCTACGATCTTTGCCGGTTCGTTACCAGCGGTCTTGACAGCTTCTTCGGCCTCGGCCTTGTTCTTCAGGGCCTGGGCGGATAGCTGTTCGGACTGCTGTGCAATTTCTTGTGACTTGGCACGATTTTGCTTCGTGCGCTCCGCGTAACGTACAGCGTTCTCGTGTGCGGTCTTCTGTTTAAAAATCAGCTCGGCGAAACTCTTCGCCTCTAAGTGAGTCGGTCGGCCAATCGGTCGGCCACTCTCATCTTTCACTTGATAGTCTTGAACCAAGCGAACAACCTGTCCGGTTGCGTTCTTGTGAACGGTGATACCTGCCGCACGGAGGTGCTCGGCTTCTGCGTCAACCTCTGCTGCTACGGGAACTTGGGGCTGTTCCACGACGGGCTCCGCGAGCGAGGACAACGCTGTCGCCTCGGCGGCATCTGCAGCGGCCTGCGCGTCTGCGCGCTGGATGTCTTCTTCAATCTGTACGGTCTCAATCCCCGCTTCTTCCCAGAACGCGGCTTGGTCCTCTGCGGAACGCTGCGCTATCGGGATGTAGACAGGAGCTTCTCGCCCGCCTAGGCTTCTGGTGCCGTTGGCCAGTTCTCTGGCGATGGCGCCGCCTTCTGGCGTCTGCAACAACAAGTTGAGCTCTGCCATCTTCTGGGAGCCCAAGCTTGCTACCTGCTTGAATGAATTCAAATCTGCGTTCATCAACCAGTTCAAATCCAGTACTGTATTCGGCTCAATCATTTCATTCTCCATACTTCATTGATTCACTGCGCCCTTTCGGGAATTACTTCTCTTCTTTCTTTTTCTTGACCGGCTTCGCCAGGTGGATGCCAAAGGTCTTCTTAATGGCGTCGTCTGGTGCGGTCGGGGTTGCTGCGTGAATCCCTGTCATCCTCTCTACGCGCGCGTCAGCCTCTTCGTTCTCTTTCTCTTCTTGCTTGATAATGCTATTGACATGGGCGAGAACGGAGTCACGAATGAGCTTGACTGTCTCGTTCGTGATTCTGGAATTCTGGGCCCGGACTACAACCAATCGGTCGTAGTCAGCGTCCTCGGGGTTAAGCTTTGCCATGGCCTCTACAGATTTAGTACACACCGCATCAAAGAGCTTCACGAGAACTTTCCACCCGGGCTGGTACATCAGCTGATTGAGCATGACGCGCTCGACCTGGGTTATTGCGTTCTCCCCTTCCGACAGCAGTGCTTTTACTTTCTCTTTTTCGGCCATTGGTAATCCTTAATTAGAGAGCTGTTTCTGAGAACTCACCGGTGTTGCCCGGCTCGCCCTCTTGCAGCTCTGATTGTGATGCGTGTTCGATTGCGGTGCGGTAGCCTTGGTTGGCCGCCTTGCCGAGCTGCTTGGTGTTCTCTAGCTGCTGCTCGTGCTCGAATTGTAGCTGCGTCTGCTTGTTCTGGTTCGCCATCTGTGCTTGTTGCAGTGCGGCTGGCGAGTTGGCGTCGTGCTTCTGCTTCTCTTCCGGTGTCATCTTGCGCAAGAAGTTCTGTGAGAACTTCCAGCCAGCGGCATCGGTGAACGCCTTGAAGATCGCGGGCGCGTCGAACTGGTAACCAGCGTCATTGGCATTCGCCACGAACGTTGGGTTGTTCAAAAGTTGAATGATGATCGGGAGCGCTTGAGACATCTCGCGCTTTGCGCCAAGCTTCGCGCCAGCCAAGACTTCGTACTCTATCTTGGCATCGCGGAACTTGATGTGGTCAACCATGTAAGGCTGGCCTAGTTCATCGCCGAGAAGGTCTCTGATTACGGAGGTTGGCAACAAGTCATTGTTAAGGTCGTCCATCTGATACAGCCATGGCTCGAATACCTGTCGAACGAATCGCCCATCTGGCCCGTCTAGACGGCTTGCGTTAGCTGCTACAACCGCCGCAGCCCCAGTACCCGAGCGCATGCCTGTGCTGTGGACGCCCATGGCGCCCGCACCTTGTACAACTTGCTCGTTAGCCCCGGATGTAGCTGCGCCAGCACTCTGTGCTTGCTGAATGAACTGCCAGGCCTCGCCAGGTACGGCTGGCATCTGCAAGAACTTGAACGCCTTTTCGACGTCGTCCTCGACATCAATGATGCCGCCCTGTCTCCAGCGTACGTCTTGCGTAAGCGGGTTGAAGCCCTTCTTGCGAACCGCTGTTGGTTGCAAGCCATAATTCAAGAGGTCGAGCGCGAGGTTGGTTACACCTTGCTCCACAATCTGCTCGCTTCCAATCAGCAAGCCCAGCCCTTGGCCGTAGAAGCAGTCTGGAATATTTCTCCAGTTAAAGCTGAAGAACGGAATCTTCCCATAAGGGTTGACCTCGTTCCGAATCAAAATGTTGTGGCCGTTGAAGCAAAGGACGACAATGACCTTGTCAGCAGTCCAGTGCTCAAGGATTTCCATCGGCGCGGCGTTAGGGTCAGCCGAAGTCTTGTAACTGCGCGGTACCGCGTGCTGCAAGTAGCCGAGCATGCCCTCTGGCAACGTCATGGTGATGTTGTCAGAACCAGAAGAGATACCGTTAGCAAATATGTAGCGCAGCACATCCTCTTTGGGAATGTGGTAGCCTTCTTTTTCGCGTAACTTATCTAGGTCTGCGAATGTAGCGTAGTCTCTGTACGCTACCCAACCAGCTTCACGGATATCTCCGACGCGGCAGCCTGGGTTGACTAGGACAGTGCGGATATCGCAATAACCAATCCACGGGTGCGAGATAGTCTTAGTGTCGAACTCAATCGTGAAGTCGTCTGAATCAGGGGTATCAAACTCCTTGACTGAGCCGTCTTGCTGTGGCAAGCGTAGCTTCTCACCCTTGCGGATGTACTTCTTAATCTTCTTTTTATACTCGGTGTAGCCCCACTTCATGATGCCTGTGCCAAGAAGTGCGGCTTGGTCTAGCGTGCGCTCAACCTGCTCTTCGAAACGCATGGAACCGAGTTGCGCAGAGAATATAGCGGTCTTCGCGCGAACCACGTCTTGCTCCACAGACGGACGGGGACGGAGCAAGAACGGCGGGTCTTCGTAGAAGATTCCACCCATCAGCTTAGGAACAATAGCGCTGATGTGATTCGAAACCATGTACTTCGGAACCGAGGCTTGGCCCGAGTTCCCACCATCGAATGCGGAAGCGGATGCCGGGCTCTGGTACAGTAGGTCGGCCATCGTCCAGCCGTTGGCCCACTGCTGGATGTTAATGTACTCGTCTGCCTTCTCGACGTCGTGAAGAACGAGGGCGACAGCGGCTTCGTCGTTAAACTGAACCGTGTCGGTATCCTCGTCAACGTACGTGTTTTCGGTGTTAATCTCCGCAGCAGGCTCTGTGTAGAGCTCTTCAGCTTCGATAGCTAGGTTGTTGTCTCGCTGCAGGTCTTCCAACAATTACATTCTCCAACCGAGTCCACCGCCCAGGATACGGAGACGGGGGTCACGGGGCTTAGCCGGTGCTGCAGGCTCTTCGTTCTTTTGTGGCTGCTTGCTGTTGACTTCGCCTAGACCAGTGCCGTGTATGCGCGCCGCCCAATACTCTCGCTCAGCTTTCTGGTGACGTAAACGCATCTCTTGTTCAAGCTCCTCAGGATTTACGTTGTCCTGAAAGGACGACCTGGGGAGATGCACTAGAACTATTGATACGGCGTCAGGAATGTCGTCTTTGCGGTATGCTGTGCTCTTTTTACCGCTGTAGTTGACCATCTGCTTCGTAGTCTCTGGCATCCATTCGCCGTCAACGATATCGTAAAGACCTTTCGACATCAATAGTTCAAGGTCCTTGATGCGGTCGGCCTTCGCATTATATTTCTGGTCCACCGACTTCACACTTATGTGCGAGTAGATGTCCGAACCTTTTATAGTCGCGTAGTGCTGGATGTTAAGCATAAGCAAATCTATGCCTAGACTTCCCTCTATGCGGACAATGTCAGGCCTGTGCTTTTCGTAGAATAGAACTATCTTCTCTACTAGATCAGAAGCTTTCCACTTGCCAAAGATAATCTCACGAGTACAAGCAGCGTACCGTCCATCCGCCTTGGCATAGACCTTGTGCTGCGCTCCGACTGAATAATCCGAGGTACGCTTCTCTCCGTAAGCAACGTCCCATGTCTGAATAGTTCTCTCAGCGATGATATCGTTGTAAAAATTCTCTGGGCGTGTACACGCTCGAATCATCGCCTCATCAAACGGGTTGAGGAACGGGCTATCTTCGTTGTCGTCTGTCGGCTCGTTGAGCTGCTGGTTGCAGAACGTTCGATAAGGGTTCGTGTTCTTCTTATCGCGCTTGTGCAACAGCTTAGCCATGAGGTCATTGAATGAAGCCTCTGGCGAGCCGTCTCTCTGCGGGAAGGTCAAGGTGACCATCTCCAGAGTCAATTTAGGCATCGGTACGTCGCGGTACTCTGGTTTAACCACCCAGCATCCGCGTTTGAAAAACTTGATAGGTGCAATCTTTCCAGTTTCCGGGTTTGGCTCTATGCGCGTACCATACCAATCTGACATGAAGTATCTCGTGCCAATGTGGTCAATGATACCGCCAGCGTTCATCAAATCCGAACTACCATCATAGGCAGTCTTCAGACTGGCTCTGGTCTCTTCGGAGTTCGAGTTAGAGTTGGTGACAACGTCATCACCCTTCTTTACATCGAAGTGCCAACCAGACAAACTGGAATCGATGGAATTTACCCAAAGGCTGTAGCCGCGCCCTTTTAGAATCCTTGCGGGGCACTTAATAGGTTGCTTCGATCTTCCGTCGACACCGGTGAGCACGTACTCTGGAAAGAGTAGTTGAAAGGCTGTCGGCGTAGAGTTCTGCTTCAGTTCAAAGTGCTGTTTAACACCGAGCAAGAAGTCCTTGGACAGGCTCTTCTCTCCGGTTACGATAAATATTTGTACGTCGGGTGCGTTGATTAGCCAACTTATGCAGTCGGCCATGTTAATAGTGCTCTTGTAAAAACCGCGAGAGTCCAGCAACATCATCTCGCGTGTCGGCACACCATTGTTGTCGTAGCGCTCTTGCTTGCCCATCATGTGATGGAACTCAGCGAGCGTGTATCCGGGATGATACATCCCTTCAAAATTCTTTTTCACGAACTGATCGCAGATTATCTGGTGAACATCTGGAAACAGATCGTGACCCAAAACCTTGCAGAGCCAGTATAGGTCTAAGCGAGCCTTCGCGCGCAAGTCCAACCAGGCTTTAAATTCTACTATCCCGCAAACAGATGGGTCTTTTTCGCCATTAAGGCGGTCAAATGCGGGAATCTTTATACGCGTGATCGACGGATTTGCGACGGGCTTATCTGACTTCTTCGCGCTCTTCTTCGGTGTTTCGTCTTCGTCGTCATCTTCATCTTCAGACTCATCTACCGTCTGTAGACCGAGACCTTCGTATACGCTCAGCAATTCAATGCACGAGCGGCTCTCGCCTCTATAAAAAGTCTCTTTCTCGTCTTGCTCGTGTGCCCATGCTACGTTAGCATTGTGCTGTTTTAAACTGGCTTCGCGCTCTGCCTTCAAGCGCGCTTTGTCCATGCGATCTTCGTATGGCAGTGGGAGCCCTTGCTGCTTCGCTCTGCGGCGCTGCTGCCTCTGTGCTGGCGTCAGCGGTTCTATCTCTATCTCTTCTTCGAATTCCATTACAACTTCCTCGAACCATTGGATTGTACTTCTACTGAATTACTGCGGTACTTTGTCTTCGTATTCCTTGACGTTAGCCATTTTGGCGTGCAGCTCACCGCCGAGACTAGGTCCGGCTGCTACCGGTGCTGGCGCGGCTGGCGGCTTTGCAGCACCAGAAGATACGCGCATGTTATGCGCCATCTTATAATCGTTGCGCGTTCCGATTGGGCTCTTCGCCTGATCGTTCATGAATTTGTGCGCGCTAGCGAGTGCTGCCTTTACCGGGTCACTGTCTTGCTGTTGTTGTGGCATATTATTTCCAAAATGCGAGATGTCCTAGGAGTTGTTTGAACAGCTGCCACGCCGTAGGTTCTGCGGGCGGAGCAGGAGGCTTTGGCAAGGGACCGGGAGGAAGAGGTCTCAGGCCAGCTGAATCATCTTGAATAAAATCTTTGAATGTCTTGCCAGTGGGCATGACCACAGTCGGCATCTGAGTACCGGGGAAAACGGCTTCGACTATGCCTATGATCTTTCCACTATCATCGATTACCGCGCTGCCTGAAGCACCTGGTCCAATACCGATGGACACCAAGAAACGTCCTTTTGTGTTCTTCAGGTCTTCTACTGCAGGGGCATCAATTATGCCACTCACAACCAAACCGTGTGTGGTCTGTTTGACTAGCCCGAGCGCAAAGTTGATGTTAGTTACCGCGTCGTTCGCCTTGGGCTCTACAACCATAGCGACGGGAATAGCTGGATATACTTCTAGAGACTGGAAGGCGAACAGAGCATAATCATAGCGCTCGTCGTTAGCAAACTTGTGGAGCTTAATCTTGTGAAGTACGGGCTTATCTGCCAACGTGTCGGCCACGTAGTACTGACCTTTGTCGACGGCTGCGTAGTTAAAGCAATGACCTGCTGTCAATCCTTCGTAATCACCTTGGTCATCTTTGTCGACTACGGTTGCCGTGCATGTAAAACGGGTTATGAACTCGCAGCCCCACACCTGTTCCTCAAAGAAGAAAAAATCCTCTGTGTGATACTTGCACACCTGCTTGCCTTGATAGACGAGCAGAGTTGCCTTCGCTAAGTCTGTTTTTGCATCAGGCTTAGATTCCGCCGCACGAGCTGGCGTGACCATCAAAGATGCCGCTAACAGCGCGAGAGCTAGTAGAACTTTCACTGGGGTACCCGTGGGAGCTGGCGGAGGACATGGTGCCGTGTTCGGCCCTCGTTGCCTTAGACTGCTGGAGGTGGAGCAACTACAGGAGCTTTCTTAAATTTATCTATGATGGCTTCGGCCTTTTGTGCTATGTTCATTGCGCCGCTTCCACCGAGGAGATACGCTATCCCTGATAGATCGGGCATAACGTGGTTTTTAATAACCAGGTATGTGACCCAACCTATGCTCGCGGCTACGAGTGTTGCAGCCACGACGTGCGCGGGGTTAACCGACGCATCCCTGTCATCGAAGAACGCTTTCACGAAACCCATGATTAGTGTTTGAAGCCGCCCATCGTGTGGGCGAAGTTTGCCATGTGCGCGACGTGCGCGTTGCTTGAGTTGCGAGCCGCTGCGATCTTCTCAGCGGGAATCGTCTCGCCCTCTGGGACGTGGAGCGCACGATGGAGCCCGCCTTTGCGGAGGTGGTGCATCGCGCGATAGAGTGATGGGTTCTTGGCTGCCATTATGCCCCCGGTGTTGCTGCGGGACCTGCGGGAATGCCTGCAGCGGCTGCCGCTGGCGCCGGAATACCGTGCTGCCCTGCGTCGGCTTCAGCCTCGCCTGGGTTCGGCGAACCTGTGTGCTCCATCATCGAGTCCATCATACCATCGTGGTCAGCGACCGCGTGGTGAACGTCCTTGTGGGGACCTTCGTGATGAACGTGATGCATCGTAGCGCTGCCGTCAGCGTGATGCTTGACGTGCGTGTCCGTAAATCCGTGGTGCGCGTGCTTGCCTGCGTGACCTTCGGCCATGATTACCACCCACCTTCTTTCTCGGCGCCGCCGTTCTCGCTGCGCTCGTTAAGCATACGTGCTCTAGCTAGGCAACCTTGGTCAAAGGTAACATCCTTGACCGCCTCTGGCTTCGGTATGCTGCCCTGGCGCAGAGACTCTAGATTAGACTTACCATCAGACGTGGTCTTGTCCATCTCGGCATTTTTGTTGCCTGATGACTTAAGCCCACCGTTGCCTGTTGGCATGCTGCCCTTGCGAAGTGTTTCTTCGTTGCTATCCATCTTTGACATCTTCATGACTGCTCCTGTTGCTTCTTGCGAGCGGCGTGCGCGATTGAGTATGACGGCTTGCCGTTATGAACGTGTTGCGGAAGATCGTGCTTACCTTTCGTCGCCGCATCGAACTCCGCAAGATTCTTCTTGCCGAATTCTTCGGGATGAGCGTGGGCCCATCCTTGTTGCGCCTGCGAAACAAAAGGCATTACTTCTCCTGCTCTAACAGTGGGTCTTTATCCACCAACGCTACTACATGGTCTGTCGTACGACCTGCGATGTGCTTCATGTCGGCTTCGATGTGCGAGAGGTGATTATTCAAGAGGACTTTCATGTCCGTCTGAATACCAATCATGCCCGCTTCGACATTGTCCATGTGCTTTGAGGCACGTTGAAAAAAGTCTTTAACAGGCTGAAACAAACTGCGTGCATTCCAGCCCACAACAAGAATTCCGACAAAGAAGCCCGCGTCTCTCAGCGTTGAGATAATCTGACCCAGACTGTTTACCTGGGTGTCGTACATGGGGTCCTTTGTTTTAAAGAATCGGCTATAACGATTCGATGCTGGGGATTCCACCCACCGGGGGCCGCCGCATTATATCGGGCTGGACCGCCACGGGAAACTTGTGGGGCGACTCGCGCCGCCCCTGGGGATTACTGACCGAGCTGGAATTGATACAGCTTGGCGATGTTGCCAGAGTTGGCGCTGTTGAACTGCACGCCAACAACTAGACCGAACGGAGGCTCAGATGCGAAGTTTATGGCTGACAGATTGTTTGTCAAGACACCAGAACTCGGCGAAGCAACGCCGCTGTAACTGCCTGATTGAGTTCCACCGACGATTCCGCTGGCGCTATCACCAAGAAGGTCAACCTGAATAAACCAGTTATTCGCAACACCGTCAACGGTAGGGTTCAACGCGTTCGCGCTGCTCGCTGCGATGACTGTGTACGACGGAGATGTCACTGTACCTGTGTTAGCATACAGTCTAACCGTAAATGTTTCTGACGGCGCTCCGCTGCCGCTAACAACTGTACCAGCTGCGATAACCGTGAACTTTTGTGCGTTCAAACGGCTGGAGCCGGGAACTGCCAACTGACCAACTGCGCTCGTTGCCGAGGGAGCAACCGACTGTACGCCGATGCTGGTGCCTAGCAAGCGAGGGAAATACTGAACGCTGCTCGAAGCAGCGCTTACTACGGACGGGTTCAGGCCATTGACCTGAAAGTCATTTAGAACTACCATTTTGGTTTTTCCTTCTTTGCCCGCGACAGGAGTGTTTATACCCCACGCCGAGAGTGTTCATGGAACGTACTTGATCGTGCTGTACGTCACCACCAATCCACATCTGATATGTGGAAACTTAACGCCAGACCCAACCACAGCCTGGACAAACTTTTTCTTCGCCCGTTTTCTTTTGAAGCGGGGTCTTACAAGATGGACACGTTCGGCGCCACGTATGGCCTCCGTGCTTTAGTTCGGGTTACCGATAACTACATAGTTGAAACTAACGGTTCCGCTCGAATGCATTGTGATCGTGAAGCCCGTCGGCGATGCGGTGACCCAATATGGTCCTGTCGATGTCGTGTCGCTCAGCGGGGTAACAACCACTACAGGCTCGCTAGCAAATGCATTTTCGAATGTGAACGAAGAGGCTGTGCCGCCAACGATGTTGAGCACGCCTGCTAAGTCAGGATTACCGGGGGTGCTGTTAAGATGCTCGGTCAACGCTAGTGTGCCGAGACCCATATCTCCAGTGGCCGTGTATCCGCCGCCAGAACTGATGGTGAGCATTCCGTCGTCGTGCAGGCCCCCTGCTTCTTCAAGGAACCCGCCACTGTTAACGGTGATAGCTGTGGCAGTGATATATGTCAGAACGGATATAAGCACTCCGCTTATAGAAACGGTTGTTGCCGGTCCTGATGTCGGCTGGCTAACTAGACTATTGATTAGCCCAAGTTCGCCATTCGCACTCACTACGATGGAGCCTGTTATTGCTGAGTCCCCGATAACCATAACATTGGTCGAGGCGGTCGTGATAGTCCCTGAGATTATACAAGACGTTATAGTGAATTGCGAAAGCGCGTCACATGTTATAGACCCGAGTCCAACACCTACACAATTCGAACGAGAGAACCCTTGAAAGTTCTGAGGAGCGGGCGTACTCAAATTAGTGAACAGCGAGAATGGGGTCTGAGGATTAGGACCGTTCCCGTTCACAAAGTCAATATTATTGACATTTGTCGCATTGATGTTCGCCGTGACGCCGGTGTTATCAAATTGAATGAAGCTGACGTTGTTAAAATAAACGTCCGAAACGTTGTCCTGAAGACCGCATTCTCGGAAGATAATGCCGTTACGCCCGAGTTGCGTACCTGGTGTCGTTGAGCTGAACTCAATACCGTGTGTCGTTGTGCCATTTAACTGGAATATTATTCCGATGAAGATGGCACTGAACAAGCTATCATTGTTCACAGCTTCGACTAGCGGGGCGTTGAATGATTCGTTACCGATGATTACTTGACTGCCTACAAATATAAGATTAACTAAGCGAGAGTCACTAAGGTTTATCGTTTCCACATACGCGCCTGGCGCTATGTTGATAACGTACCCGTACGTGCCGTTGTCTCCGTTCGTGCTGACCTGGTTGACGGCTGCCATGATCGTCTTGAACGGAAGTAAGATACTGCCTACTGCCGTATAAGTGTCTGTGCGGTTACCGTCTACATACAATTGCTTGCTGCCAGGTGCGCCTGCTGTGGCTAGTGTCGTTAGATCGTTACTGAAATTAATGATTTGTGCATTTACGTTAGCGTTAGTTCCGCCCACGTTGAACGTGTGCGTTGACATTATGCACCTCCTAACGGAAGAAGTGCAATAGCTATCGCTATATCGTAGTGAAAACTAGAGCTGCTGAACGCCGTTGATACGACGATGTCTGAACCTGCGAGAGCGAGGATAACGTAGTTCTCTTGCTGCGTGTTATCTGTTGACCCGTCCAGCGTCATCGCAATAGTACGCGGTGTACCAGCTGGGGCTGACCACGAAACTGTGGCTACGCAAGTTGAGCCGCCTGCACCATCCCCCCTTGACTCCAGATAGATTCCTATCTGGTACAAAGAGGTCAGGGTATTTTCGTTCGTAACTGACTGCGGCACATTCGTGTCAATCGCCAGCAGCGAGTTCTGAATAATGGGAACATTGCTAGGGTGTAGAAGACCCAAGTAATCCATAGCAAGGATGTTGTCATCACCGTTGCCAACTACCTGGAATATGTCTTGCTCGGTGGGGTTGTTAAATCTCCCTATCACCGTCTGCTTTGTTATGGCGTAAGACATGTCTCTCCCGAAATTTACGGGTCAGAGACATTACTCTGGCTAGATGCCGTTAAAGCTTGTTTTTGCACGCTGTGCAAAGATTGCCGCGTGCTTGATGTACGTATGTTACCCCAACCTGCTGGTGACAGACCCGACAATAGAGCGCGCCCACTGTACAGGTCTGCCCTTTACCTCGGCTATCTGCCGCTTTTAAGCGGGTCGAGGGCAACTCATTATTTTCCATGAGAGTACTCTCGTGCTGCACTTATCTCTCATGCTGAGGGCCATGAAATAACACCTCAGAACGGTCCTCCGTTTAGGTTGGACCGAGAACAACTTCAGGGACTTTCGCCCTCCGCATAAGCGGGTGAAAATGCGTTCAGCGCGCAGTTTAGGACCCTGTGGCAACTCCCTGATAGTTCAGGTAGTAGCTGATGTTGCCACCTTCGTTGATGACTTGGATAATGTCTTCTAGGGATTCATTGGCAGAGAAGACGTCTGCAAAAAGCTGCGCCGTGGTTGCGCTTGAAGTTAGGCGGGTGTAGTACTGACCGATACGCGTGCCGTTGGTCGGGGAACTGGCGGGATTATGAACTGCTCCTGCGTGGTCGACGTTCAAAAGAATTCCGCCGCCCTGGGCGATGATCTGAATCAGGTCGAGGTTCTGGTTCCCAACACCGTTAGGGGTGACTTGCGGGAATGCAGTTACAACGCTCGCACCGGGTTGGCGGGCGATATATGCGTAAAGTGTAGCGGCCATGGTTCTCCTGTGAAAATGGTTGCGGCGGAACGACTCGAACGTTCATGTCAGCTTTCAGAGAGCTGCATCCTACCATTGGATGACATCGCAATAGAAAATTTATATCCGGTGTCGTGCCGAGGCAATCTCGACCGATATCGCGGGATGGCTCTATCCGGTAACTTTCACCATCACGACAAGAATTTGGTTGCTCATGATGGACTCGAACCATCATCGCCGGTTTCAAAGGCCGGGGTCCTACCAATTAGACGAGAGAGCAACAGAAAATGGTCCTTGTCCACTGAGTCGAGCAGTGTCCAGTCCGGTTTCAACGGAGTATGCAACCCTTACACCAAACAAGGATGGAGGAGCACAACTGAGTCGAACAGTTATCCTTTCGGATAGTCTAGTTTTCAAGACTAGTTGCGAACCATCTCGCACTGCGCTCCTTAAATGGCGGACGATGGAGGATTTGAACCTCCGAACCCCTTTCAGGATTGATGCTTTAGCAAAGCATTGCGATCAGCCTCTCTGCCAATCGTCCATTAAACTTTTAGAATCGCGCGTAGGCGATTCACTTCAGCCTGGGACCTTTCAAGGTCACCTGAGGCTGCTTGCGGGCCGTGGTTCGGTTGGAAACCATCGAGCCAACGATTCATCAACTTGCCCCACAGCGCTCCGGACATAGATGCTATCCAAGCGTGCGTGCTCATCGTCTCACCTTGCTTACCGGCGAAGAAGATGACGTTCATAAAAATATCGAGTGCTACGAGAGCGCGGTGAAGATACCCTTCGGAGGCGGCTTTCTCTTCCGCTATCGGTACATCGGCTGGGTAGATGAACACTGCGTCATTCTTCTCGACCAATGTTCTTATCGCTGAGATCGCTGCGGACAACGCGACTAGAGAGCCTGCCGCGATTCCATAAATCTCGAAGCCGAGCAAAAACTTATGAAGAACGTCCATACTGCCCCATTAAAACTTGGCGAGAAGAGAGGGACTTGAACCCCCACCCGACGGTTTTGGAGACCGCTGTGCTGCCGCTAACACCTTCGACTCGCGGAAAATTATAACTTGCGATAGTTCAATATAGCTTGAACTGTTTCAGCTGCCGCAACACCAAGCGCGAATACCGTTGCCGGGGCGATGCCCGCGAATCCGAGGAACAAGAAATTGACTAAGAGCGTTGCCGACATGCTCACGAAGGAACCTGCGGCAACCCCAATTTTACCAAAGAGCCACTTCTGGATTGGATTACCCTCTACAAGTCCTTTGTCCATTCCCTTGACTGTAGTGATGTAGTCAGCGACCTGCGCTCCGATCATCAAACCGATGCTTGCAAACAATCCGAGATTGGGCCAGAATGCGCCGTTCGGAAGCGTTCTTGGGTCGAACATATGCACCTCGTAAAATGGCGGAATGGATGGGATTTGAACCCACGATAAGCTCCCGTGACAGGGGAGTGCGATTGGCCGGGCTACGCGACCACTCCGTTGAAATTGGCTGACCCCCTCAGATTCGAACTGAGACCGTCCTCATTAACAGTGAGGCGTCCTGCCGGTTGGACCAGAGGCCAAAAGAAAATGGTGGATAGTCGAGGACTCGAACCTCGGAAGGTCGCTAGGACCGGCTGGTTTACAGCCAGCTGTCGTTGCCGCTTGAGCTAACCATCCACAGAAAATTGGAGCACAGCGCTGGATTTGAACCAACGTGTCGAAGGTACAAGCTTCGCATACTAGGCCGCTGTATGAGCCGTGCTCTGGAGCTTCGTGAAAGAATTGAACTTTCACCTCGCCCTTACCAAGGGCGCGTTCTGCCGTTGAACTAACAAAGCAAACTGGAGCACCGAAAAGGAATCGAACCTTTACGTCCGCGCTACGAGGGCGGCATCATACCACTAGATCATCAGTGCAAACTTGGAGCGGCCCACGGGAATCGAACCCGTACTTAAACCTTGGCAAGGTCTCGTACTGCCAATATACGAGAGCCGCAAAACTGGAGCGGCGCGCGAGACTCGAACTCGCACGAAGAGTTTGGAAAACTC